AAGGGCTGCATTTGCAATACACAGAAAAGGAAACGATATTATCGAACCCATTAGTTGACCCTCTGTTTGAGGGTACTCAACTTCATCTTCAACGAAAATGTGTTTAGTTAAAGCTTTCAAAAACAAAAGCTTCAAATCTGCCAAAAAATTCTTCGGATATTGGTCCAAATCCTCCTTCGACATATTTTGGCCAACCTCGATCATCAACTGATCAAGAATGACCTCCGACACCCAAGAATGAATCTTGTTGGTGCTGGACACATAATCGCCCGATAGGGCTTCTTCGCTCTCCTTGAGGGTCCCAAGAACGTCATTCACATCGTTTTCTGTAACATAACGTCCTATAAGAGCAAATACTTTGTGCTTCTTAAGGACCCCCCAAAGCCATTTTTGGTAAGGCTTTAGGGCTGTATATAAGAGGGGAGGACCCTTACTAATGACTCGAACCTTTAATGGTTCTGGAAGTCCCACGGTTTTTACAAGTGGTTTTTCCGATTTTGCAAAGTCAAAGATTTTCAAGTAATCCTCCTTCCAGTTTTGTCTCAATAATGTATTATCATGTACTAGTACTGGCAACAACTCAGATGGTTCAAAACCAAGTTGTTGCTCTTTGTCGATTTGTAATTGCTCCGATCGACCCAAAGTTCCATAGTGTTCAGGAACTCGTTGAAACAAAGAACAAGCTTCAACACCAAACTGTATTCCAGAATCTCTTTTCCCAAAAGAGACCCTTTCATATAATTCAGACAGGGCTCCACATTTAGAACGTGACCAAATGTAATTGGCACTAGTGGATGGGAAAAACGGCTCATAAACCTCTTCTGGTGAAAAACATTCACCTTCAAAAAGTTCACAGACCGTCCTTCGAAGAGCTAACTCAACTTTAACCCGGCTAACAGCCTTTACAGCCTTCGGGTACAACGCCTTAACAATATTATTCTTCGTGGTCGTAAGTTCACGGACCTCCGAAACCACAACTGTGTGGTCATCCAATACGATTGGAGCCGAGGTCAACTCTATTCGAGTATCTTTCTCGGACTTTTCCACCATACTTACTGGAACATCGGGCATTGCCTTTTTAAGTTGTTGAGATGAATCAACAAATTGCATAAATCGATCATTTTTCTTGGCTCTCATCTTCATGAGAACATCGTGGTACATTCCACCCAACAAGACTTCTGGTCTCCAAAAACAGAAATATTTATTTTCTTTCTTGTTTTTACCAAAATTTAAATCCGGTCGGAGAGGTAGTTCCTGATTCCGATAATATGCAAAGAACGCGGCAAATTTCCACTTGAGTATTTTGACCCAAGATCCTTCACCGTTCATCGACACAAATTTTAACATTTTATGTAGAGTCTTTTTTATTACATGGTTGAACGCTTGAATTTTAACAAAGCGTTGTGCAGTTAGTTTCTGCCTATTTGTTCGCAACCATGCCTGAGATTGAGGACTTTCTAGTCCACAAATAGTGTCCAATTCTGACACTGCCCTTATGGCCTC